CGAGAGTTGTCGTAATGCCTCAAATGGACTCGGCATCCCATAAATTGCCGTTCCAACAACAGTTTGAAACGTTCCAGAGACTTCCTTTTCTCGAAATGGAAACTTGTCTAACAGTTCCCAATAAGCACGGTTAAGTAGCAAATCTGCATCTGGGTCTGGAAGATCATTATCATCTAACCCTAAATGTACTCTTAGTTCGTCTCTTAACTGAATTAGGTCAAGCGACATATCTTCTCCCGAACGAAGCAGTTGTAATTAATGAGCCGGTTGTAATTCCGCAAACACAGAAATATTAGTTTCTGTTCCCCTCTCTAAAAAGAATATATCAACCGTCGATGGTCCCTGAATTATCTTTCCTTCCTCACATGGAGTTACGACGGACTCGTGTTGCAAAGCAAGTTTAGAATCTTTCACGCCGTGCAACACGAGTCTCCAAACCCCATTATGAAGCCTAACTTTCGCTCCACCTTTGGAAGTCTTAGCCCCGGCACCAATTAGTAAGGGCAGTCGCATTTTAAACTCAGCTATTAAAAGTTTTATTGATACGAGATATTCATTAGAACGACTACTCCTGCACCTGCTGCCGCCTGCAAAACAACGCCGATAATTTGACCTTGTGATGCACTAACTCCAGAAGCTACACGGCCAGCAGTTACAGTTCCACCAGTAACTTTTGCAGGAGCAACAATAGCAGCATCAGAAACCACAAAACACTTACCGCTAGTTTGAACAAAAACTTGTTCGTTTGCAACAGCGGCCAAAGTTCCAACCGCTGAGGACTGAGAAAGTACATTGCCCATAGTGGTACGAGCACCACCAACAACAACGCCAGCGAATAATTGATAACTAGCCGCAGTATTTGCTTTATTTACAACACCATTTACTGCGGAGAAGAAAACAACATCGCCAACGTTTAAGTTACCAGCAGCAATATATCTTTCTACATTCCCACCAACCGCCGCATAATCTTCGTCATGATCTTCGGAAGTTAGATACGGCAGATTAGTTGGTTTGAAATCTCCAGGTGTCGGCATCTTTTCCTCCTTATGAGGGGTTCGAGCCGACCCATGCCTTCCAATCCACAAACCAAATCAAGAAACGGGTCGTGGTCTTATACTTCGCAGCATCCGTATCAAAGTCAAACGTATCATCAAATTCCACAGCACGACGAACAAGTAACCACGAATCGTTATACTTAGAATCGATGAAGAAATAAGACTTTGCAGACTGCTTGTAGTGCGAAACATACGGCTTGATATTTCCAAACCGTTCCTTGATCGGGTTATCCGCATTATTCGCGGTGAACGGTTCTTTCTCACTCGAAAAAATCTGCATGGCCTTATGCAAATCAGTCGAGTTATTCCCGATTACCAACTTATCGGGATTCATAATAACTGGATCACCATTCTCATCCTTCATCAACATATACAAATCGAAACACGCCGTCACGCCAGTAACAGACATCGAAACTGGAGCTGCCGGAGTATTTGCAACCGTAGTTTGTGAATTGATGAGAGTGTGCGCCGTATTACAAAGAGAAAGTCCGTCGATACCCAAATATGTCGCACCAGTAAAAGCATCGTCCAACAAAGCTGCGGAGCGGAATTCATAGGTAAGTCTCGCAGCATGTGCAAGCCACTTCGCACCTTGATTTGCTTTTCCGTACAAGTCATCTTCAACTGTGCGGCGCGAAAGAATAAATCCGAGTGCGAATTCCTTATCAACTGCCATTACTTTCGGACCCAACTTCGGATCTTCATAAGTAATAGCTTCGCCATCATTTCTCTCAAGCAGACGATTCATGCCTGTGATAATGCTGGCTGACTGTTCGGCAATATCCGTAGTACCAGTTTTTAGGTAATATGGATATTCTTCGGGATACTGTTCGTAGGTGTCACGAAAATCCTCGCGCAGTCCCGGCCGGAACAGAAGGTTAAATGCGCCTTCTACAATCATGTTAAATTCTCCGGTTACGGCTCGACCATCGCCGAGGTTAGGAACTTACAGAAGAAAATATTGTTGGGAATATCAATATCGAAAACTTCAAACATCAAATTCGTGGTATCTGCAATATTCAAAGCCCAGATACCATTTGCATCCTTGATTGCTCCGTACTTTGTTCCAACATGCGTTGCTTGTACAGGAACAACAGGATCAGTACCACCATTTACTCCACGCATGGAGAAAACGGTATCATCGTTAGCGTCATAAACGCCAACTTCTTGATTTGCACCAGTAACTACTAGAGGACTATTTGCAGCATTAAATCCCGGCCGAGAACCTGCCGGTTCTGCCGCAATTCCTACAGCAGTCGTTGGAGCCGCACTTGCTTCGATAATATTCTTAGAACCATCGAAGATCAAAATTGCGCCGATCTTGAAAGTCTGTCCAGTAGCATATGGACGCGACGTAATTCTAGGAACATTACCGCTAGTTGTGCGACCTGGTTTGATATAACGTCCGGCCATGTCGCTCTCCTACTTGATAACGGTTTTTGTTGTTAACATATCTTCGATTTCTGTTTTCGTTACTCTCTTATCGCTACTTTCAATAATTGGAGGAAGGCCGATTCTTTCCATGTTAGATGTTGCTTCGGATTCCTCACCCTGCTGTTTAGATTTAGACCGACGCAGGTGTCGGCTTGCATATTGTTCCTTACGAATTTCTTCAAGAATATCGTGAGTTTCTTGATCGCAAATCATGTGGACAACATCTCCAATCTTACCTTCTTCAACGCCAGAAGAATGGAGAGAGTGCTTAACTGCATATTCTTTATCTAGACGAAATCCTAGAAGTTTCATACGTGTGATTTCTACTGAGTCATCGACTACCCATTCGCCATAGATTCCAGGTGGTAGTTCAACTCTCAATCTATCAGCTACAACTCCACGTTCTAGAATCTTAACTAATCTAGCCTTTCTTTCACTACGTGATTCTTCTTTCATTTCTGCGGTTGTGGTAGCTTCACCAGAACCTACAACTAGAGTATCGCGTTCTTTTGACATTACTTAGTTACCTCCATCTTCTTTGGACCTACCACTTGATTAGCCTTCATCTCCAAGAAATCTAAATACTTCTCGGGGGACATTCCCTTTTCACGAGCAAGACGCTTTTCAAGTTCAGTCAATTCACGCCGCTTATTTGTTTGATCCTGTGGAATTGCAGAAGGCGGCGCAGAAGGACGAAGATGTGGGGGCGTATTCATATCTAATGCCTGAGAAGGATTAGCGGGTGGATTATTAGGTGGAGTTCCAGAACCATTATTAGGTTGTGGTTGTGGACTTGCCGAAGGCTTCGTATCAAGTTGATTTGTATAATATGCACCAACCAAAGACATAACCGCAGCCAACATTGTTTGATCGTTCAATGGAGAAATCGAAGGAATCATTCTCCGAATATAAGGTTCAACCGCCGGCCAGACAGCCGAAAACCTTGGGTCCATCGAGAACTTCTGAATCAACAAATCAGCCTGAGACTGTGAACGAAACGACTGTGCAAATTCTAGAAGCGGTGCAATCTCTTTACGAATTTCCTCACGAATCAAATCACGCGGGCGTTCAAGAATCAAATTCGTATCGCCTTGTGGATTCGGTGGATTCGCAGAAGCCCTACGAAGTTCTTCGTTCTCCCTCTGTAATCTTTGCTTCTCACTTTCATTCTCTGCAAGAATACCGTCATAGATGCTCATTAGTTCAGTGCGAGCTTTCTGAACAATATTCTCTCTTTCCTTTTCATCATCCTTCTTTGTTTCAGTAGACGGGGCCGCGCTCTGAGTAGTATTCGGCGTCGATGTCGTCTGCGGTTCTGGTTGTGTTGACGCTGCCATTTTCGTTTTCCTCTACATTTAGAAGTAATAGTGTTTCGATTATGTTTTCTACACCCCTTAACTTTCCTCTAGACTCCAGCGCCTGCTCCGGTGTTGAGAAGTTTACGGTTTCCCGAAGTGCCATTCCCCGCAAGCGTTTGAGCAATCGCACTAAAGTTTGCCATTCCCGGTACTTCTGGAGCGCCTTCAGGTCCAGGGTTTCCTCCTCCGATAAGTGCATTATTTGTGGGTTGACTGCCATTAGCACCTCCAAGTAATGTATGAGGAATTGCAGAAAGTAAATCTTTCATGATAATTCTATCGACATTTAGAACATCAAACGATTGTAGAATTTCCTTAGCTGCTTCTGTTGCTGCACGCATTGCCATAACAGAAATATTTTCCATCAACTGTTGATTCTGTGTAGCTCCTGCGAGCTGCATCAAACCACTATAATATTGTTGTAGAATTTGTGCAATCTGAATCCAGTTCTGGCGGAATAGGATTTCGTTTTTGGACTGATTCGCTCGGTTGATTCTAAGGATAAGACCATCTTTGATAATTCCTGCGGGTAGGTTGAAGAATTTCTGTACTTGATCTCCGCCATCCGCCAGATCATAATACTCGACACGTCGAGGACCATATTGTTGGATTGTAACTGCGGTATCAATTACTAGAGAATCTACAAAAGATGAGAAGTTATCATAGATATAATCAAACTTCTTATTGCCTTCTTGAATTCTTGCGAGGTCAGATGTTGCGGTTCCAGGTGTACCAACTTGAGGCATACCTAGATTTGTTTCATTTACACCCGTCCTTTGCTGAGAATATGTAAGAGTGGCTTGTTCGTTATTATAAGCGGAAGGATAAATTTCTCCAAGTTGGAGAGTATCTACATGCGTCATATCATCAACGAACCACATCTTTCCAGGGAAGATAGGTTCGCGTGGACCATAACCAGAAACCTTATGAATCTTAAACATACGCATATTCGCAACAGTAGCATTGTCTAACCGTTGACGATGTTGCGTAGTCACTTCCCTCTGGAATTGTTCGTTCTGTTTACATATTCCTATAGCCGTCCAGCGGTTTTCGACCGGGAAGTATTTGCCAATTCTGTATGGCCGGCGTAAGTCAGCATTGAAATTATAACGAATCGACATGAACTCACGAGACTGCATATGGTAATGGACGACAATTTCTTCTTCCCGACCATCACCATCTACATCGAAACCCATCCAAATTTCTTGCCAATCGATTCGCTGAGGCCAGAATGGTTGTTTCTTTTCTAGTTCTGCTTGGTGAAACTCAAACTTCCTTTCTTGTCCAGTT